ATGATGTTGAGACGGCAACCCGTGGTAGTTGGGGAGACGTTAACAAAGAGAAAGCCATCATCATCCATCTTCCTGCTGGTACAGGCTTGTGCAAACTAGTCTGGATTGACATAAAAGAAGGTTGGAATGGCGTACAATTTGCAATGAAGGTCAGACAGTGGCGAGACAAAAAGGGTCTCGTTACTCCATTCCCAGAGCAAGGAGAAGATAGTGTCATCAACTGAGGCACCAATCAGTATCACAGTTAAATCAGCAGCAGGTACATTGATTACAGTCCGTGCCGAAACAGGTAACCAATTAGACAACTTAATAGTTGAAGCATTGGACGCAATCAAAGGTGCTGTTACTGAACTGGAAGCAGCAGCAAAAAACCAATCTAGCCCAGCAGTTATGTCACCAGCACAGGTGGCGGCAAGTCTGGGCGCTAGCATCGTTGATACTCAACCTGCACCAGCAGATTCTTGGGCATCCACATCAGCACCATCTATCGGTGGCGGACGCAACTGTCCTCACGGCAAGATGACTGCTATTCAGGGGACAGGTAAAGACGGACGTATGTATCGTGGATACTTCTGCCCAGCACAGAAAGGCGCATTTGATAAATGTAAGAATGTCTACGCAAGAGTAGGCACTCCAGAGTGGAACACATTCGTACCTGACCAGGTTAAATGAGAACACTCAAACGCAGTATTAGCAAAGCAGAGGTGGGCGGAGAACCATTACCGCCCGCCTTTGCGGCATTTGAGCGGGCAGGAATTATCTTGCGCCGTGCAGAAATCACGATGATTGCTGGCACTCCTGGTGCTGGTAAGTCATCAGTTGCACTGGCAATTGCAGCCAGAGCCAAAGTTCCTACGCTGTACTTCAGCGCAGATACCAATGCTCACACAATGGCAATGCGATTAGTTGCAATGTCCAGCCGTATCTCACAGCAAGCAGCAGAACAGTTACTAAAGCGTGACCCAAAGCAGGCAGAAGAAGTACTTGTGATTAACAACCATTTGTTCTGGTCCTTTGAGTCCACACCAACATTAAAAGATTTAGATGATGAGGTCAGCGCATTTGAAACTGTATGGGGCAGAAGCCCTACGCTTATTGTTGTAGATAACTTAATGGATATAGCAATGGATGGTCACGAAGAATTCCAAGGTATGCGTGCAGCAATGAAGGAGTTAAAGTATCTTGCAAGAGATACCAACTCAGCCGTGCTTGTTCTGCACCATACCAAGGAAGGCTTTGAAGGTTATCCCTGCCAGCCACGGTCAGCCATTCAGGGTCTGGTCAACCAGATACCAGCAATGGTTCTGACTATCGGGCAGATGAAACAAGGTGATGAGACCTATCTCTGTGTAGCCCCAGTCAAGAATAGATACGGGCGAGCAGACCAGACAGGTAACAACTATGTAAGTCTTGCCTTTAACCCAGACAATATGTACTTGGATGATGTCCAAGTCAAGTATATGCAGGAGC